TATGAGTGTAAAATTAGCATTATTGAAATCGGGCGAGGTTCTGATTTCTGATATCAAAGAGCTTGTTGATGAAAACAAAGTTATTGGATATCTATTTAATAAACCTAAGAAAGTTGATATGTCTACTCCGATGTTTCTTTCCGAAGAAGTATCTAATCAAACTTCTGTTGAGGTTTCCCTTTCATCTTGGTTTATGATTACTGATGATGAAGAATTTGCTATTCCAAAAGATTGGATTGTTACTGTGATGAATCCAGTTGATAGAGTTTTGGCAATGTATGAAAAATATACTGATGGAGAATCAGAAAATGATTAAGTGTTTGTTACTGAAAACAGGAATTACAGTAGTATCTGAGATGCTTGAAGTTGGTGCCGAAGTTGGTGAACCAGACTGTCGCCTTGTAAATCCTTGTGAAATTGGTGAGAATGGTCAGTTGAGTCGTTGGCCATCTTGCACGGATCAAAGATCTCTCATGCTGGGATCTGATAATTTTATAACGATTGTTGATCCATCCGAACAAGTTATGAAACAGTATAAGGAGGTTGTTGGATGACTTATAAAGTATTGAGTATTGACCTTGATTATATCATGGGTCCTTCAATAGAAACTTATTCAAATATATTATTTGATGAAGATCCTATGACTAGGTGGAAGCATCTATATGAATATACTCAGTTCCGAGAATCTCAATTTTATGCAGATACTTCATCTGTAATTTATTGCTATGATGTATTTTTAAAAGCTTTAAAGAATTGTTCCAATGTTAGTTTTGGATATGAACATGATGAGATTTTATATGAACTCCAGAGTCATAAAAATATTGATCTAATCAATATTGATCATCATGATGATATCTTCTGTAATGATTTTTCTGATGATTTTCCTGGGGGAGAAAATTTAGAAGCAGAATATCAAGCACTGAGAATGTTTGATAGAGTGCATGAGGGTAATTGGGGTGCTTGGTTGCATGTAAAAAATAAACTAAACAAGTTTACCTGGATTACGAATCCAAACAGTCGTAATTTGCAAAAGAATAGTTTTAATTATGAAGTTTTAGGTGATAAGTATGAAACTTATACTAGAGATAGTTATAAGTTTGAAGACTACAAATTTGATTACATCTTTGTATGTCTTTCTCCACAGTATATGCCCCAAGCACACTGGCATTACTTTACAATGTTCATGATGGCGTATGAGACCTACACTGGTAATAAGGTGGATGTAAACACCTTTGCCAAGCGAAAGTTCATGCAGGAAAACAAATTTAGTCAAGTAACTGATGCGATTCTACACAAACGTTCAAATGGTGGGTAATAACTTCCTCGTGCGAGGTTATGAAGATGGACGCCACTTCATGACTCGCGAGAAGTTTTATCCAACTCTTTTTGTTAATAGCAAGAAAAAAACCAAATACAAAACTCTTGAAGGTGAATATGTTGAATCTGTTCAACCAGGAACTGTCCGTGATTGTCGAGAGTTTATTAAAACTTATGATGGTGTAGAGGGATTTAAGATTTCTGGTAATGAACGTTTTATCTATCAGTATATTTCTGAGAACTATTCTGAAAATGAAATCAAGTTTGATATTAGTAAAGTCAAACTTGCAACTATCGATATTGAGGTTGCCTCTGAAAATGGATTCCCTGATGTAGAATCTGCTGCTGAGGAAGTCTTACTTATTACTATTCAAGATTACAATACTAAGGAAATTGTTACCTGGGGGCAAGGACCTTTTAAACTGAAACAAGGTAATCACTACTATAAGCAGTTTAACAATGAGTATGATCTTCTCAATGATTTCATCAACTGGTGGATGATTGAAGAGAATACTCCTGAGGTTCTGACTGGTTGGAATAGTAAACTGTATGATATTCCATATCTGGTTCGCCGTATGGATAGAATCATCGGTGAAAAGTTGATGAAGCGTCTTTCTCCTTGGGGATTGGTAACAGAGCATGAGATCTTTATTGCTGGTAGGAAGCAACTTTCCTATGATATTGGTGGAATTTCTCAGTTAGATTATCTTGATCTATACAAGAAGTTTACATATAAAGCACAGGAATCTTATCGTTTGGATTACATTGCCAGTGTAGAACTTGGGCAGAAGAAACTCGATCACTCTGAATTCGACACATTCAAAGATTTTTATACTAAAGGGTGGCAAAAATTTGTAGAATACAATATCATTGACGTGGAACTTGTCGACCGTATGGAGGACAAGATGAAACTCATTGAACTCGCTCTTACTATGGCATATGATGCCAAGGTGAATTATGAAGACGTGTTCTCACAAGTTCGTATGTGGGACACCATCATTTATAATTATTTAAAGAAGAGAAATATTGTTATTCCTCCTAAGGTGCGTTCTGATAAAAATGAAAAGTATGCGGGGGCATATGTCAAAGAACCGATTCCAGGAAAGTATGATTGGGTGGTTAGTTTTGACCTCAATAGTCTGTATCCCCATCTTATTATGCAATACAACATCTCACCAGAGACGCTTCAAGATACCAGGCATCCATCAGCAACTGTTGATAAGATACTTGATAAGCAAATAACTTTTGAGATGTATAAGGATAGTGCGGTATGTGCTAATGGTGCCATGTATCGTAAAGATGTTCGTGGATTCTTACCAGAACTAATGGAGAAGATATATAAGGATCGAACTGTCTTCAAGAAAAAGATGCTTCAAGCAAAGCAAGATTATGAGAAGACTGCAACTAAAGAATTAGAGAAAGAGATTGCTCGGTGTAATAATATTCAGATGGCACGTAAGATACAACTTAATAGTGCTTATGGTGCTATTGGTAATCAGTATTTTAGGTATTACAAACTTGCTAATGCTGAAGCAATTACTCTTTCTGGACAGGTAGCAATTCGTTGGATTGAAAATCGAATGAATAAGTATCTAAATAATCTTTTGCAAACGGAAGGTGTGGATTATGTCATTGCATCTGACACTGACTCAATCTATCTTAATCTTGGACCTCTTGTTGATAAATTTTTTAGTGCTAAGTCTAGCGATAAAACAGCAATTGTGGCAATACTTGATAAGATCTGCCAAGAAAAATTTGAACCTTTTATCGAACGTTCATACCAAGAACTTGCGGATTATGTTTCGGCGTATGAGCAAAAAATGCAAATGAAGCGTGAGAATATCGCTGAACGTGGTATCTGGACTGCGAAGAAGCGATATATTCTCAACGTGTGGAACAGTGAGGGGGTTCAATATACTGAACCTAAACTCAAGATGATGGGTATTGAGGCAGTTAAATCTTCAACTCCAGCGCCTTGTAGGAAGATGATTAAAGATGGTCTGAAGTTGATGATGAATGCAACTGAAGAAGATGTTATTGATTTTATTGAAAACTGTCGAACAGAATTCAAGAATCTTCCTCCCGAACAGATTGCCTTTCCTAGGACTGCATCTGATGTTCGCAAGTACCATTCACATGCTGATATTTACATGAAGGGAACTCCCATTCATGTTCGTGGTGCTCTTCTGTTTAATCATTATATAAAAGATAAGAAACTTACAAATAAGTATTCTCTTATTGGTAATGGTGAAAAAATTAAATTCATTTACTTGAAAAAACCAAATATCATTCAGGAAAACGTGGTTTCTTTTATCCAAGATTTTCCACATGAACTTGGTCTTGACAAGTATATCGACTATGAACTACAATTCCAAAAGAGTTTTGTAGAACCACTCAAAGCAATCCTAGATGCGATTGGGTGGAACGTTGAAAAAACTGTAAACCTGGAACTATTTTTTGGATAATGGACCTGCCTATTAACGACAAAGAACTTGGTACTATTATTAGTGCTATGCGTCTCGGAGGAGATGCTGCCCTTTATCAGAAACTGAAGAGGATTAAGGATATCCGCGATGCTAACCCAGGCGGACCTTACAAAAAAATTGCCCGTGAAGATTATGGAATTGTAATGTAATGGATTTTTTAAACGAAATTGTAAAAGAGATTGGAGATGACTATACCAAACTGGCAAAAGACATCGACGACACAGAAACTTACGTGGACACAGGTTCGTACATCTTTAACGGACTCGTTTCAGGTAGTATATTTGGTGGTGTATCTGGGAATAAGATTACTGCCATTGCTGGGGAGTCTTCTACTGGCAAGACTTTCTTTTCTCTCGCTGTCGTCAAAAACTTTCTTGATTCTAATCCTGACGGATATTGCCTTTATTTTGACACCGAGGCAGCAGTTAATAAATCTCTTCTCGAAAGCAGAGGAATTGATCTCTCACGTCTGGTCGTGGTTAATGTAGTTACTGTTGAAGAGTTCCGTAGCAAGGCACTCAAAGCAGTAGATTTATATTTAAAAAAATCTGTAGAAGAGCGCAAACCCTGTATGTTTGTGCTAGACTCTCTGGGGATGCTTTCCACTGAGAAAGAGATTACTGACACACTCAACGATAAAATGGTTCGGGATATGACTAAATCCCAACTAATCAAAGGTGCGTTCAGAATGCTCACACTCAAGTTGGGTCAAGCAAACATTCCAATGATTGTTACTAATCACACTTACGATGTTATCGGTGCATATGTTCCAACCAAAGAGATGGGTGGCGGTTCTGGTCTTAAGTATGCGGCGTCCACGATTATTCACCTTACTAAAAAAAAGGAGAAGGATGGAACAGAAATCATTGGAAACCTTATCAAGGCAAAGACTGCTAAGTCGCGTTTAAGCAAGGAGAATCAAAATGTCACGGTGCGTCTTTATTACGATGAGCGTGGTCTTGATCGATATTATGGTCTTCTTGAACTCGGTGAGATTGGCGGACTTTGGAAAAATGTAGCAGGTCGTTATGAGATAGATGGCAAGAAAGTATATGCCAAGGCGATCTTGAAAGATCCCGAAACTTACTTCACCCCAGAGGTGATGGAAAAACTGGACACTATTGCAAGAGAAACTTATTCTTATGGAGCGAATTGAGACAACTATTCTGCGAAACCTTGTTTTCAACGAAGAGTACTCTCGCAAAGTAATTCCGTTTATTGAACCTGATTATTTTGAACAGAGAACCGAAAAGATTATCTTTGAGGAGATTACTCAGTTTATTGTGAAATATGGCAATGCTATCACTATAGAAGCACTTGCCATTGAATTAGAAAATCGCACCGATCTCTCTGAAATGGAGGTCAAGGAAACCCGTGAGATTACCTCATCTCTTACGGATGCTCCTGCCGATAATAAGTGGTTGGAAGATACTACTGAAAAGTGGTGTCGCGATCGTGCCATTTATTTGGCACTGATGGAATCTATCAGCATTGCTGATGGACAAGATGAGAAGAAAACCCGTGATGCTATTCCGTCTATTCTTTCGGATGCACTTGCAGTTTCTTTTGATAATCACATTGGGCACAATTACTTAGAAGATTATAAAGAGAGATATGAATTTTATCACCAGAAAGAAAATCGTATCCCCTTTGATCTTGAATATTTTAATAAGATTACGAAAGGTGGTCTAGTTAACAAGAGTCTTAATATCGCTCTTGCTGGGACAGGTGTTGGTAAGTCTCTATTCATGTGCCACGTTGCTAGCTCCGTGCTGCTCCAAGGAAGTAATGTCCTTTACATTACAATGGAGATGGCAGAGGAAAAAATTGCTGAACGTATTGATGCAAACCTCCTGAATGTTCCTATTCAAGATTTGGTAGATATTCCTAAATCTTCATTTGAAAACAAAGTCAATAACCTGACAAAGAAAACTCAGGGTCAACTTATAATTAAAGAGTATCCGACTGCAAGCGCACATAGTGGACATTTTAAAGCACTTCTTAATGAACTTGCACTTAAGAAGTCTTTTAAACCTGATATCATATTTGTGGATTATCTCAATATTTGTGCCTCGTCACGTTACAAAGGATCTGCCAATATTAATTCCTATACTCTTGTTAAGTCGATTGCAGAGGAACTTAGAGGATTGGCTGTCGAAGCCGAGGTCCCTATCGTATCTGCCACCCAGACCACTCGTTCTGGTTATGGTAGCTCTGATGTTGACCTTACTGACACTTCTGAGTCCTTTGGTCTCCCTGCTACTGCTGATCTTATGTTTGCCCTTATTAGCACTGAGGAACTTGAGCAGTTGGGACAGATTATGGTGAAACAGTTAAAGAATCGCTACAATGATATTTCTGTTTATAAACGTTTTATTGTAGGTATCGATCGTGCCAAGATGAGACTGTATGATTGTGAGCAAACAGCACAAGAGAATATACTTGACTCTGGGCAAGAAGAGCAGTATAATTATGATGATGAAAAGAAACCTAAAAAAGCATTCGACGGATTTAAATTCTAATGAGTAAGCAAGTTGATTTTGAAAAGTATCAGAAGTTTGTAGACGCTGTTACTTCGGACCAATCTACAGATTTTGTTGCCCTTGCAGATCGTTTAGTTGAACTAGATGAAAAAGGTGCAAACATCGAACGTCTTCTAACCGCTGGCGTTGGTATCAATGCTGAAGGTGGAGAGTTCCTTGAAATTATCAAGAAAATGATTTTTCAAGGCAAACCTTGGGATGAAGCAAACAAAGAACATCTGTTTATCGAACTCGGTGATCTGATGTGGTATGTTGCTCAAGCGTGTATGGCACTTGGATATTCTCTTGATGAAGTCGTTGCTCGCAATGTTAAGAAACTTGAGAAGCGTTATCCTGGTGGACAGTTTGATGTATACTATTCCGAGAACCGTGAAGAGGGGGACTTGTGACTGACATCAATGTCACTTTGAAGTTGAGGCAGGCAGCAGCAGTGCGTGATGCATTATTCCGCTCTACTGCTAAAGACAGTTACGAATTTCCAGGGCAAAGAACTGTTGAAATTCGAGAAGCAATTCTTATCCTAGATGAAAAAATTGAAGAGTCTTTAAATGCTAGCGAAAACACTTGAATCTATTGCTAAGAATGAACTCTACATGGGTTACATCTTTGGTATTATGATCTTGGGTGGATTCATTCGTGATTACAGTGCTCTTGAAGATGTATATGCCTTAGCAAAGAAGTATATCAAGGACAATCGTGTCCTTGTTATTATCACCTCACTGTTGGGTGGTATACTTCCTATCCCTGGACGTGTAGCATTGTCTGCACCACTCCTAGATGGTATTGCTCCACGGGATCAGGAGCGTCGTTCTGATTTTGGTGTGATTGATTACCTATCAGTTCACCATTACTATTGGTGGTCTCCACTAGAGAAAACTGTTGTTCTACCTATGGCAGTGATGGGTATATCCTATGGAACATTCTTGGGATATACCATTGTTCCTTTGCTTATCACTTTGGCATATACTTGGTGGTATATCTTTACTAAAGTTCCTGCATCATCTGTTGTCCCTAATCTAGAGTATGTTCGTGAGTTCAACTGGCGTCGTGCTCTTACTGGATGGGCACCACTGATTGCTACTGTGATTCTTTTATTGAATACAGGCAAAGGTGGGGCAATCTTCTTCTTCCCTTGGTTCCTTGGAATGGCAATCTATTATTCCATTGTGTTCAAAGATTGGAAATGGGGTAAGTGGTTGGATGGTAAGTTTGCCATCGTTGCCACACTTGTTCTTGCTCTTGGTGGTGTGGTAGGATTGGTGAAAGGACCAGTGATGGAGTATCTCAATGCAGCAACGCCAGGGATGCTTATTCCTGCTTCTTTAGTTGCTATGGTTGCTGCTTACATCATGGGTTCATCTGGTAAGTATGCTGGTATGACCTCTGCTCTTGTAGCAATCTTTGGACCTAATTATCTGGTATGGTTCCTTTGCACGGAGTATTCTGGTTATCTGATTTCACCAGCACATAAGTGTCTCATGATCGGACAACAGTATTTCGGCACACCAATTAAGAAATACTATACTGTGCTTTCTAGGTTGTGTGTTATACTGATCGGGTATGCAGCACTCACAACTTTCGTATTCTAATGTATACGATTCTTAATTATGCTACAGCATTTTGGACTGTAGTTGTTATGAATTGTATTCAACCCGTTAATTGGCAATACTGTTATCGGGTTGATCAGTGGTTAGTTCCTGAACTTCACGAAGGATGGAAACTATACACTAAAGAGGTAGTCCCATATCAAAAGGAAAAGGACTATCTCAAGGGGTTATAACTCAGTTGGTAGAGTGCCTGCTTTGCAAGCAGGATGTCAGGAGTTCGAGTCTCCTTAATTCCATAAATAAAAATAAAAAATGTCAGCGAACGACCTATTGCAATTGAATGCTGCTCTGAATGAGTTTCAAGCAAATAAGGAAGTGGACGATATGATTTCGGTTAAAAATGCTGGACCGAAAATTGTGGCATATGAAGTCAAATCTACTGATAGAGAAAAAACTCGTGAGGACGTAGAGGCAGCACTTAAAAAACATAAAGTTGGAACTATCACTAGAAATTTGATGTCAGTTTCTTCTATGAAAGTTACTGATTGTAAGTCTGGCGGAACAACTTATAGATTTATCTACAAACCAACAAAGGGTGGTATGTCACAAACCACTCTAAATGCAAGTATTACGGAATTATTTCCATGCATTGCTTTTGAAACAGGAATTAATTCAAGGCAAATAAAAAATGTTAGAGATTTTTATAATAAAATTATAGACAATAATACAAAAGACTTGGATTGTTATTTGAGTCCTAAAGATGCTGAAGCAGGTAGAGAGTTTATTAATAATGCAGAAAATGGAAAGTTCCAGGAGAAAGTTCAGAATGCAATTAATGTTTTAAAGTGGATTGAAGGAGTTCATAGATTTCACCCAATCCAAAATATCTACTGGGGTTATAGGGCAAAACCAAGAGGAGTGATGACAAATCATCCTGGTGATATATTCTTAAAATTTAAAAATGGTAAAATACTTGGTGTAAGTTTAAAAGCGGGTGGTGAAAAAACTGATGAACCTAAACTGAATACTTATGTAAAACCAATATTTGATTTCTATGGTAAATCAAATGATTATGAAAAGATAAAGGAAAGACTCTGGCCACAGTATGTAATTATTCCTGGTATAACTGAAGATGATAAAAATATGTGGGGAACACAGGCATTGGCATTAAAAACCTATGATTTTGAAAAGAAAGATGTAAAGACATATAATGAGTTATATGATAAAAATTTAGCGATCATCAAAGAAGAACTTTTAAAATTGTTGAATAATGATTTTGCAAAAACAAAAGAATGGTTATTAGAAAAAGTTGCACAACAACAGCAAGATGTTCCTTTAGTTGTTGTTAAAGCAACAGATAAACAAGCAAGAAGAGATAAATCTAGTGATATGTTAATTGAGGCACTTGCATCAGTTTCAAAAATTAAAGCACAACCACCGAAAGGATCTTCTAAACAAGGTTGGAATATTATGCTAACTGACGGGTCAAAGTTACAGTTGGATTTTACAACTAGAACGAACAAAGTTGGTGCTATGCATAAGATGGGACAATTCACCAATCTTGCTGTAAAATTTAATAAAGTAAAAAAAGCATGAATCATCTCGTTATTGAATTAATTAAATCTTTTGAACCAAGTCGTAAAAAAAGATTTAATGTGCAATATAATGAGTTTCTATCACACGTCTATATGATCTATGATAAGCAAATAACTCTCTGTCGTTCAGATTCTATTAAGAATAAATATATAAAAGAACGCAACGGTGTTTTAGAATACATCGCAAAGAATCGGAAAGTAATACAAAAACAATTTGACAAATGAAAAGTTTCTTCCAATTTTTTAAAGAGTCTACCGCTGTGCAGCAGGCAACCAGAATGGGTCTGCAGAGTGATGGTCATGGAGGATGGTATGATACTGATGGAGAGTTTGTTGCCAAGACTGATAAAGGTCAATTAAAATTCTTTAATAAGCGTCAGAGAGTAGGAAAGCAAGATCCTCCACAATCTGATAAAGAAAAGAAATTATCACAAGCAACATCAGAACCTGCACCTCAGCAACAGGAACCTGCTGCAGAAAAACCTGCTATGATTCCACCTGAGGTTGAAAAGACCAAAGGGACTCTGACTATTGCATTTGGGAGATTTAATCCCCCAACAACGGGACATGAGAAACTTTTAGATACTGTGGCATCATCTTCGGATGAGGGTGACTATGTTATTATTCCTTCACGTAGTCAGGATAAGAAGAAAAATCCTCTTGATCCTGATACCAAAGTCTCAGTAATGAGGCAGATGTATCCAAAACATAGTGAGAAGATTGTAAACGATCCTGCAAATCGCACTATTTTTGACGTTCTGAAGAAGGCACATAATGATGGTTATGCGAATGTGAGGATCGTTGGTGGCGGGGACAGAGTAAAAGAGTTTGAAAATCTTTCTGGTAATTACAATGGTAAGTTGTATCAGTTTGATAATATTGAAGTAACTTCTGCTGGTGATCGTGATCCAGATGCCGAAGGAACTGAGGGAATGTCTGCATCTAAGCAAAGAATGGCAGCAGCAGAGAATGATTTTAAATCATTCCGACAGGGTGTTCCTAAGTCTATGGATGATGAAGCAGCAAAGATGTTGTTCAATACTCTTCGTAAGTCGATGAAATTACAAGAGGGTTGGAGACTCTGGCAGATTGCTCCTAAGTATGATTGGAAAAATCTTCGTGAAAATTATGTTACTAAGAAGATCTATAGAATAGGACAGATTATTGAAAACGATAATACTGGATTAATTGGTGAGATTATTCGTAGAGGAACTAATCATCTTATTTGTGTGACAGAAGACGGAATCATGTTCAAATCTTGGATTAAAGATGTTATTGAAAGTAGAAAACATCTTGAGGAACCAATTAAAAATATTAAAAAATTGGTAGAAAAAGTAACAAGTTCTGAAAAAAATCAAAATTATAATAATCTAACTGATATTTCTGGTGTTCCTGCAGATCAAAGATTGATTGGAACTGATTCGCATCGTAAGTATGTTGAGACAATGGTGCCTGGAAGTCGTTACGGTTTACAATTCATAAATAAATATAAGAAAAAGTAGCGATCACATTAACTCCAATGAGCAAAGAAATACTTGAAGACATGCAGCAAGCACCTACTGTAGGTGCTGGCGGTGCAAAAGCAAAACTGGAGAAGCAAGCACGTCAACTTGCTTATGATACTAAGTATAAGGTAAAACAAGCACTTTCCGCTAAGAGTGGTGGAAATGCAGATCCTGCTGCTGTTGCCAAAATGTATTTGGCACAACTTGCTAAGTCACCTGCACCCCCAGCAATTAAGGCACTTGCCAAGAAGAAACTGATGGGTGAAGAGTATGTTGATGTTAAAGGTTTTGTTGTTGATTCCGTTACTGATGCATTACTAAAAGTCTTTGTTGAGAAGAAAGAAGATACTGTCGAAGAAGTAATCGAAGAAGAAAAAGGCGAGCAAAAGTTTCATATTAAGGTGACTGATAAGAAGACTGGTAATACTTATCATCGTTATGCAACTCGTGCGAAGATTTCAGAACTCCGTGCAAATTCAAACATCGCTACTGTTGAGATGTCTCATCAGGGAGAATCTGGAACCAAGGCAAAGAAAGATTATGATGGCGACGGTAAAGTAGAGAGTGGTTCTAAGGAACATGCTGGTGCAGTTCACAATGCTATTCAAAAAGCAAAGGGTGGAACTCCTGATGGAAAAGATACTCGTAAAGAAGAAGTAATACCAGAGGCAAAGTATGAGGATGGTGCATCAAATTATGGTAAGATGTCAATCCGAAATAAGAGAGCAGTGGGATATGGTGGTAATGCTGCACCTCCAGAGGAAAGAACGA